CACGAAGCGGACCCTGGGGGACCTCCATGTCAACAATGCGGTTGGCGTGACCTCGTTAGTACCTCCGGGGAGGACGAGGGCAGCTGGTATGACTGTTTCATACTCTATTACCACCCGCGGGGCGTCCATGCAGCGCGCTCCCGCATAACAGCGGGAGAACGTGATGGATAAAGCTAAAAGGAAGAAGCGAAAATGCCGCCCTCCATATCGGAGGTTCCGCAGCGTGACGTTGGATACTATACCCGAAGTGGTGTACAGGTCCGAGACGTCATTGAATGGTGGAGTCCCTAGTGAGATAATATACGGGGTTGCCCCCGCATATGACAACACTACGGAGATGCATGACGTGGTAACTCCTTGCTTTAAGGAAAAGCAGGCAAAAGGCGAAATTATTAACTCGCCGATGACCAAGAGGACCATAGTCTTGTCCGACGAACCCGGTGCCGTCGTGAATATGACGGTACGGACATCACCTCCGTATTCTAGCGTCCAGACCATAACGGGCATCTGCCCACGTGTGTCTAAGTCGTTTGGGGAGCAATTCCCTCTCTTCATAGCCGACCCTGGCATTGAAGAGACGAAGACGGATCTCGCTTCGTCCCAGGCGTACGCCAACGCGTATGACCTCAGCAAGGCTAGCGCCCTAGTCGATCTCAAAGAAATGCGAGAAACGATTCAGATGCTACGCCATCCTCTCAAGTCGGCTTATCAGCTGGCGCGAGAATCGCTGTATGTCATCCGTCATGAGACGGGACGTACACGCAGCATACGCGGCGACCGCATCCTGCGGGAAGCCGTTGGTGCACTCCCTGGTACATACCTCGAAGTCCGTTTTGGATGGGGCCCTTTGATGGGATCCATTCACGACTATATCGACGCGTATCAGGCGATAAAACAGAGGACAGGTCGGACAAGACATACCGGCCGTGGGTTCGAAGTGTGTTCGGAGAGCTCGATTTCAAACGTCGAGATTTCGAAGACATGCGGAACGACCCCTTTCCTGCGACAAGTCGACTCAAGGAAAATCACTGAGACGACCGCAATCAGGACTGGTGTCCTCGTTGGTGTAACATGGGACTCGCCGATAGCCCAATCCTTAGGGCTTACCGTGTGGGACGTCATCCCTGCCGCCTGGGATCTGATCCCGTTATCCTTTGTTGCTGACAGGTTCGTCAACATCGGTGACTGGCTAAACTTCCAAGCACGCCAATTTAACCCCAACGTGGAGTATCTCTCATCCTGGAGAACTAGAACCACATTGCGACGGACTGAGGACACACGCACATTCGTGGCCAAGACTTGCGTCAGTGGGAGTACGACAGCCCATTACGGCGCCGGCGTAGGCCGCAGCGTGAAAGATGTCCATCAGATCCAAAGAATCCCGGGTTTACCCCGTCCATCACTGCCTGTGATAGACGTCCCGGAAATCCCATCACTCATTCACACACTGGACTACCTTGCCCTAGGGTATCAATCCTTGGGACGCAAGTTGTCGCAGTTACGACGGAGATAACATGTCCTTGTCTAACCTCAGTATCCCTAGCGGAGCCTCTTGGGCGCCCACTGGAGGGTCTGCACTCGCGTTTGCGCCAGACGGCCGGTCTATTGTCGACGGTCTTTCCTTGGTGGTCACCGCTGACACCAACCTGGCAACGCGCCGCACCTTGGCTATGCGCTCGACGCTCCCGGCTCTGCCGGCGAACGCGAACTCGTATGCCAAGTTGGGTCGCTGTTACGCGGCCTACAAGGTCCCGTTCATCGCATCAGACGGTAAACTTTACGTCCAAGTGCAAAAGATCGAGACCGCCTTCCATCCGGAATACTCCGGGAAAGCAGGCGTAATTACTGACTTGGGGGCGCTCCTCCTGGACGCCGATACAACCCAGTTCTGGAACAACAGCCTGTTGACCTAGAGAACCTCCATGCCCAAAAACGCGAAAGCCCTCAACGAGAAGGCCCGCGGCGGTCAAATCCTCCACCATAAGGAATTAGACTGCGAGGTCAACGCACTATTCAGTGCGATCTGCCACGACATCGGCACCGGCTTCACCGCCGGTGGCGCGCGGAATTACCGCTCGATCGTCAAAAAATGGGATCCCCTCGAAGTTCATAGGGGCCATCTCAATCTGATGGCGGTCGGTCCGGGAAATCAGATCCGGGGTGGGACCCCTGGTGATGCCCGTGCGTTTGCTGGTGACTACATCTTGAGTCACTTTTTCGATCGCTATTTCTATAGCGACGAGCGTTCTAAGAAATACCAGCTTGAGCTGGAGGTGAAAGCGTGGGAGAAATTTCATGCCAACATCTCTCGAGGCTGGCTCTTTGACGCAGTGTCTCCCCTGCTGATGGAGGACGAATGGTTTAGCCGGGTAATCCGGGAGGCCAGTCTAATCGTTAGTAGGACCCTCGGTCCCTTCGACAGGGACGAGGTGTTTGCTGCATGTCACCACGGTCCGAACTCTACTGTGGGACTTGAGTACAAGGATGCCTACCTAGGGTCCAAGTACTTGAGCTTCATCGGTAGTGAGACAACACAAGAGCTCTTCGCCGAGTACCTCCGGTGGGATACCACGTTGGGAAAGGAGTTGGGTACAATGCTGCCTGATCCGGGGAAACCCGGGGCAGTGTTCTTTGAGTCATCAGCGCTCAGTTTCGTGTTTAAAAACTGGAAATCCGTGCGCAGTATGTTTCCCCAACCTGGGCTGCAAGTTTTCTTTCAGCTTGGGACGGGAGAAGTCATCGCCAATAAGCTTCGGCGAGTTGGTATTGACATTAGGACCCAGCAGGATTGTCACCGCAAACTTGTTAGGTTCGCGAGCGCGCACCCGGATGCTGGAATCAGCACCCTCGACTGGAGTGAGGCGAGCGACAGAATATGGCTTTGGCTAGTTCAGTTGATCTTTCCTCGTGACTGGTTTGAGTGGTTTATGAGCATCCGTGCTCCTACGACGGTATATCATGGGGA